TTAAAGGATTATCTTTATTTTAAAACTATCTTCAGCCTTATTAAAAATAGCACAATCTACAAAACTTTTAAGTGTATCATTTAATTTTTTTGGAGTTGCACCACTTTTAAGCATTCCTAAAAATGACTCTATTCCTTGTATTACTTGAGCATTAGAAGTATCACTGTCAGAATTATCATCTAGATATTTTTGTATTTCAATTTCTTCATTCTTAATTAACTTTTTATTATCAGCATATTCTTCTAGTGAATCTATTCCTGCTAAATAGGCTCGTTTTGCAGCATCATATTTATTTTTAATTTCTAAAAGACGCTTTTTTAGAATCTCTTTTTCAGAAGTATTTTCCTGTTTTCTTTTTGTAATTTCAAATTTTGTAAAATCACTTTCTTGTAGAAGTGGGATATATTCTTCTAATAGTTTAATAAACATTTCCTCAGCTTTGTAAGCCACAATAGAATTACTTGTGTTACATTTACCTCTACGATATGCTCCACACTGAAAATAATTAGATCTATCATTACCAGTAATACTATAAATTAAAGTACCACCACAATCTGAGCAACGTATTAAACCACTAAGATAATGTTTAATCTCATAATTAGCTGGACGTTTACTAGTTTTTAAACTAGCATTATAATCAAGCATGCTATTAGCTTTATCGAATAACTCTTTATCAACTATTGCTTCATGAGTATTTTCAACAACAATCCATTCTGATTCATCTTTGGTCCAATACTTGTAGTTCTTATCTCTTCCTGTCTTATTCCACGTTGTAGAGCCAATATACGCATTATTTCTTAGCATGCGTTTTATTCCCCGTGCATCCCATTTATTATCTCTAATAGTTTTAATGCCTAGAGAATTTAAATATCTAGAAATATTAGAGCAGTGTAATCCTTCATTAACATATTTATTAAATACTGTTTTAACGATTTTTGCTTCTTCTTCACAAATTACAAAATGCTTATCTTTTATTCTATAACCAAAAGGCGCAACACTTTGTACTTGTCCTTGTTGAGCCTTTTCTGTCATTCCTTTCATAACTTCATCACTTAAGTTTAACGAGTAATATTCAGCCATGGCTTCAAGCATGGCTTCAAGGATAACACTAAATTTATCATCTTCCATTTGCTCTGTAATACTTATAACCTTTATTCCACACTCTCTTCTAAGAAGGGACTTGTAAACTACAGAGTCCTCCCTAGAACGTGCGAAGCGGTCAAATTTGTGAACTAATATAGCATCAAAAGGCTTGGGCTTGCTTTTAGCAGTTGCTATCATCTTCATAAAACTAGGGCGATATTTGGCTGTAGTTCCACTCTTACCTTCTTCAATAAAGATATATCGTTCATCAACTTGATATTCATTTTTTTTAGCATAGTCTATAAGTGCTTTTTTTTGAGCTTCTGGTGAAAATTCTAATTGGTCATCTGTGCTTACACGAATATATAATGCTGCAATTTTCATTTGTAGTCACCTTCCTAGCTAAATTTTGACAGTGGTGTTAAAGCATAATCTTTTATCTATATCCTTAATAACCTGATGGTAAATTTCACCTAAAAAATCGGGTTTTTCAAGCTTTGATAAGAAGTTTGAACAATTATAAATTAACTCAGACTGATTAATATCGGATAAATAAAATCTATCAGTAGTAGTGAAGTCGAGACGAGTTTTTGCTGCTTTTTGAGTAATTTTAAAGCAGTCGACAAGATACTTGGCGTCTAAAGAATGTTTTATTTCATCTAGTAAAAAAATAGGAGCAGCTACATTGCGAGCAAAACAATTCGCTTCATCTTCCATTTTTTTGTATACCTCAGGATCACCTGAAATAATTTTATTTGCATGAATTTTTATACAACCTTCTTCGGTTAATTGCTCTAATACAATATGACCTATTTCATGAAGAATTGTGAAGTATTGAGCACCTTTACAAAGCATATTATCATACGCTATAGCATAATTTATGCCATTATAATGAACTGTACCCCAGGCATCATCTAAAGATGCTTTTAGCATTTCATAAGATATATTTAAATCATTAGCAATTTGTTCAAAAGTTGTAATTGACCATTTGTGCTTTTTAGTAATTTTAAAAATATCAATAGGAAATGAAGTAATATTTTCATCTATCAAAAATTTATATGCCATTTCTGTCGCAAATTTATAATTACGTTCAGCTTTATTAGTGTTTCTCCCCATATATTTCCTCCCTAAAAACTTCCTACAACAATAATCTTATTTAGTTAGTTCGTTTATGCTCATTTTAGATAAATATGATGCAATAGATTTTGTTACCATATCTAAATCTTCTTGTGAAAAGGTTGATTTATTAGCATTACCTTGCCTTGCAGCAAAATGTGAAATTTGATTAGGGTTTTCATCCTCATACCCTGCCATATAATCTAGTGATACTTGGAAGTAATTAGCTACCTTTATTACTTTATCAAATCCAGGTGAACTTTTATCCCATTTATAGATAGATCCCTTACTAAAACCCAAGGCACTTTCTAAATCACCTATTGATATTTTTTTCATAGCGCAAAGAATCTTAATTCTATCAACAATTTCCATAGTTTAACCTCCTATTAATTTTGGAAAATTTTATAATTAAATATAAAATACCACAAAAAAGCATTGACTATTAGAAAATTTTACGCTATTATATGCTTACGAACTGAAAATATTCCTAATCAATACCCTTTTATTATATTTTTGAGTTTTATTTTCTAAAAAAATAACTTTGCCACCGTTATTCATTGGAAAACACTCTAATATAATAGAATATTTTCTAACAAAAGTCAACACTATATATAGATTTTAATAGATTTAATGTATTTATTTTGAATATTTTCGGTCTAGATGTAAGAAAGGAGGAAAATTGATGTTTGAAAAAATAAGAAGAATTACTGGTGTCAAAGAAGAGCATAGCATACTCAAATGTATTAAATTACTTTGTCTTGAAAATGATATTTCAGTTGCTGAACTAGAAAAAGAGTTAGGTTTTTCAAATGGATTAATAAGTAAATGGAGTAATTCATCTCCAACTGGTGACAAGATTGTTAAAGTAGCTGTTAGATTTGGAGTATCAGCTGATTACTTATTAGGGCTAGTAGAAGATATTGGCACAAATGATGTGAATGAGTTACATAGTAAGTAGATTAATAGAAGTGAATATTTAAAAGTGGTTCAAGGATAAGAATAGTACAAAATATCTAATACATAAGTTTTAGAGGGGTGATTTTATAAAACTTATTGTTGAAATAAATGGCATACCATTTGAAGAACTTACAGAAGGACAAAGAAAAGAGTTTGGAGAAAAGCTTAAGCAAAAACTAATAGCAAATGGTTGGAAAGAAAAGCCAACAGTTAGTAAGAAACGAAGTATTGATATTACAGCATAACCTGCTAGCTATGAGGGGATAACGTACAAAAGAAGAAAGGGTGAAGAACATGAATAAACAAATGACAAATACTTTAAGTCATAGCAAAGATACACATGTAGTATTGATCGGAGCAGATGGACAAGTAGTAAAAGAGGAATTGATTACTATTGAAGTAAATGAAAATCAAGAACCAGTAGTAAGTGCGAGGGAATTACATAAGGTTTTAGAAGTTAGCAAAAGATTTAGTGCTTGGTGGGAAACACAAATTAGTTATGGCTTTGAAGAAGGACAAGATTATGTGGGGTGTACCTGCAGGTACGCAGCAAATCAATATGGTGGAGAACAAGAGTTACAAGATTATGCCATGAAATTAGATATGGCTAAAGAGCTTGCAATGATAAGTAAAACAGAAAAAGGCAAGGAAGTAAGAAAGTACTTCATTCAAGTTGAAAAGGATTTTAATAGTCCTGAAAAGATTATGGCTAGAGCCTTAAGGATAGCAGAGCAGCAGTTAAGTAATCTTAAATTAGAAAATGCACAACAGCATCAAATTATTGGAGAGTTACAACCAAAAGCTACATATTATGATTTAGTTTTGCAAAGTACCAACTTAACACCTATTAGTATCATAGCAAAAGATTACGGAATGAGTGCAAAAACGCTTAATAGTAAACTGCATCAACTAGGTGTTCAGTATAAGCAATGCGATACATGGCTGTTATACGCTAAATATCAAGATAAAGGTTATACGCAATCAAAAACTCAAACTTACCAAAAATCAGATGGTACACCAGGAACCAAACTTCATACTCAATGGACTCAAAAAGGAAGATTATTTATTTATGACTTATTAAAGCAGAATGGTATTTTACCAATGATAGAAAGGGAGTTGATGTAATGAGTCTTAAAGGTAATGCAAAACAGATTCAAGAGCAGCTTAAAGTCTTAATTAAGATGTTTGGACCTAATGCCAAAATCATAGATATTCAAAACTCTATTTTTGAGATAAGGAGATAATATGAGCTTAACTTACATACTAGTTTTATCGACTATTTTATACGTATCTTGGCGATTTGGACAAGCTTGGATAAGCAAAAGAGAAAGGAGTAAAAGAAGTGACACTGTACATGGCAGTAACACCTGATAAGTTTGAACTACCAATAACAGTAGAAAGTACACTATTTGATTTAGCTGAAATGTTTGGGACAACTCCTGCAACGATTGCAACTAGCATTAGCAGAAATAAAAGTGGGAAGCGTAGAGGCGCTAAGTTTGTAAAAGTGGAGATTGATGATTAAAAAAATAGCTATCTAAGGCGGCAACCCTAAATAGCAGATTTAGAAAAAATTCATTGTGCTTATTATACCACAGAAAAGAGGTATGTAAATGAAAAATGTTAATAACCTTTTAGATAGGTTAAAAGGCGTTCAGAGGGATGTTGCAACTCATATAGTAACAGGTGTTAAACATACTAGAAACCACACTAGAAACTTTACAGTAGATGAACTAGCGAAAAAATTTATAACTGATAGAAGCAATATCTATATGACATTTGACAAGCTTGCTATAAGCGAAATTATTCAAATAAGTAAGCCCAAAACAGGAGTTTATCAATTCAGGCCATTAGAACCAATTTCTTTTTACGAAGTAGCCGCTGTATTGGAGCGTGAGAAAAATGAACCCATGTAAAGTTTGTGTAGATCACTTTTGTTGCAGGCAGATGTGTATAGATAAAAAGAGATACTTAGATTTTTTAGAGGGAGAAAGAAGTACATATAGAGTTCCTACTATTAGCCATAGAAAAAAGGTTGTGACAGTGAACAAAAACGGTATACGTAGGGAGGAATACATATGAGAGTAAGGGAGATTTACGAAAGAAGGTGTGGAAAATGAATACATATGCAAACCAAAGGGATTTGGAATATGCAAGAAGTCTTGTTAAAAGAATTGGTGAGAATAACGCTATTATCATTTTAAATAAGACAAAGGTAAATAAACTTATTAAAGAAATAGAATCGTTGGAACAGGAAAACAAAAGTTATGCTAAATGTATTGAAGAATTAAGAGGGTAGGGCTTAGTTATGGGTAAACGATACAAGGTATTTTGCTTAAATGGACCAAACAGAGGTAAAGAGATAGAAGTAGAAGCAGACTACGCAGAAGAACAAGAAGAAGAATTAAAAAATAAACAAGCCTTTATAGTGGATGGAACTGGATACGCAGGTTATTGCAGAATGTGTGGAGCACCAGTTAGAGAAGATGAAGCAGATTACCAGTTTAATACTAACAGCTACGGAAGTTTAAGGCTTGATATACATCATAGAAGATGTTTGTAGAAAGGAAGGATAAATAATGGGTATTCCAGTATTAATTTTAGGTGAAAGTGGTAGTGGAAAATCTACCAGTATGAGAAATTTTGAAGTTGATGAAGTAGGTATTTTTAATGTGGCAAGTAAGCCTTTGCCTTTTAGAAAGAAGATACCAAAGGTTGATAATGCAAGCTACAGCAAAATTATGAAAGTATTATCAGAACCTAAATTGAAAAAGTATGTGATTGATGATAGCCAGTATCTTCTAGCCTTTGCTATGTTCGATAAAGCTAAGGACACAGGATATGGCAAGTTTACAGATATAGCATTAGATTTTAAAAACCTTATCACATATATCATTACACAGACACCGCATGATGTAATAGTGTATTTCTTACATCATGTAGAGCAGACAGAAACAGGAAGGATTAAGGCTAAGACAGTAGGTAAGATGCTAGATAATCATTTAACAGTTGAGGGGTTATTCTCAATAGTTTTACTGGCACAAACAGATGGTACAAGCTATAAGTTTGTTACTCAATCAGATGGTTACACAACAGCTAAGAGTCCGTTGGAAATGTTTGAAAAGGAAATTGATAACGACCTTAAAAAAGTTGATAGCATTATCAGAGAGTATTGGGAAATGTAAGGGGTGATTAGCATTTATAAGTACACAGAACAAGAAATAAAAGCAATAGTCGATAGTGCTGTAATTCTTGTAGACTCACGAGAAAAAGAAAACAAGCACATAACAGATTACTTTGACAAGAAGGGTATTAAGTGGGCTACAACTAAGCTTGATTATGGTGACTACAGCATTCGCATAGAAAGTCCGGCAGCTTATCGTGATTTATACCTAACAGATATTATTGCCATTGAAAGAAAAGCCAATCTCAATGAAATTAGTGGCAACCTTACTCATAATCGAGAACGCTTTGAAGCAGAGTTTGAGCGAGCTAAGGGCAAGATCTATTTACTACTGGAGAATACCAATTTTGATGATATTGAGCGTGGCAACTACACTACTAAATTTAACAAGAAGGCATTCAGAGCAAGCTTAACAAAATTCGAGCACAAATATGACTTACATATAACTTACATGAAGGACACTACAGCTAGTGGGTACTGGATTTACACAACTCTAACAGGTTGTTTAATCGAAAAATTAAAACAAGGACTATTTTAAATAAAAAGGAGCGATTTAACCATGAAAAAACCAAATAATTACGAAACAACACAAGCACAAGGAACATTTGAGCCACTTAAATTAGGTGGTCATGTTTGCAAGATTATCAAGTTAGAAGAAACAAAAAGCAGCACAGGTAAGGACATGCTCAAGATTGCTATTGATATTGCAGAAGGAGAGCAAGCAGGCTATTTTAAAAACCAATTCGATAATGACAACAGAAGTGAAAAGAAGTGGTCTAATGGTGGAATGGTTTATGTGATGGTCGAGGATAAAGAAGGTAATTGTAATCAAGCATTTAAAACATTATGCGACTCAGTAGAAAAAAGTAATGGTGGATTTGCTATTAAGTGGGGTGAGGACTTTGCAGCTCAATTTAAAGGTAAATTAATCGGTGGAGTATTCGGTAGAGAGGAATACAAGAACAATAACAATGAATTAAAATTTGCTACTAAATGTAGATACTTCTGTACAGTAGATAGAGCAAGAAAAGGAATTGAAGCACCAAAAGATAAATTGTTGCAAGGTGTTTTGCATGATAGAGATATGACACCAACTAATACAGAGGAAGAGGATGATATGCCATTCTAGGAAGTGATTAGATGAATCCTAATTACATTAAAGAAGAAATTAGGTCACAAGTTAAAATATCACACTTAGTAACAACACTCACAGGGGCAAAGCTAGACAGAAATAAAATGCTTTGCCCTTTACATTCCGAAAAAACACCTTCATTTTTTGTAAATGATGAAAAAGGGTTATTTTACTGTCAAGGGTGTGGAGCAGGTGGAGATATATTTAAGTTTGTACAGTTATACAACCAAGTACCATTTAATGAAGCTGTAAGCTTTATAGATAGTGAGTTCAACTTAGGCTTAACAAATACAAGGGTAAAGTATGGACAATACTTACAAGCTAAAAATAGAGCAAATAAGAGGTTAGATGAAGAAAAGCAAATTGTAAAAAGTAATGCTAGATATGACAAGATAGCGCAAGAGTATAGGTTTTGCGTAATAGCATTAAGGCCAGGAATATTGGAACCATTTAGTGATCTATGGGCTTATTACATTAACAGAAAAACGTACCTCGATTATTTGATAGAGGAAGGAGGATACTAGATGTTGGCAGAAGAAATACAAAATCTAACAGAGATAAACATATTGAATGATAGTACGTTTATTAGACTGTTTGAGATAGATAGTGAAGTTGAGCGAATAAAAGCTGAAGATGAATTGCTGAAAAAAGCTAAGTCATTAGGTGTAGTGACACCGTTTAAGAAAAGGCTAATGGCCCATAAAAAAGAGTTTAAGAAGTTTCAGCGAGAGACTAAACAGTTCGTTCCGTTAAATGTAGATTTTAGGCTTGAATATACAGACAAAGGTGCAGTTAAAAACTCAATTAAAAACTACTACTCTATCTTAAGAAATGACGAGCAGCTAAAGGGAAAGATTATTTTTAATGAGCTATCAGGTGAACCTGAAAAAGTGCTTGGAGATAAAATCGTTGAATGGACAGATGTTGATGATAGTAATACCAGGTGCTATATAGAAGAAAAGTATGGGATATACAGTGAGAAAAAGCTAAATGATGCACTTAACTTGATATTTCAGGACCACTCTTATAACCCAGTTAAAGACATTATTGAGAGCATTGAATGGGATGGTAAAAGCAGAATACATACACTTCTAAGCAAGTGGCTAGGAGTAGCTGATGATTGCTATTCAAGAGAAGTAAGTAGGCTAATATTTGCAGGTGGTATCCATAGGCTTTATAATCCTGGATGCAAATTTGATGATATGCCAGTTTTAATCGGAACCAAGCAAGGGGAAGGTAAAAGTAGCTTTGTAAGTTGGTTGGCGCTACAAGACAATTTCTTCAGAGAAGTTAAGGAAATCGAAGGGCAGAAAGGCATGGAAGTACTTAAAGGCGCTTGGATATGCGAAATGGGAGAGCTTTTAGCACTCACTAAAGCTAAGGAAGTTGAAGCAGTTAAGGCCTATATAACATGTAGGGTTGATGTGTATAGAAGTGCTTATGGTAAGAGAATCAATAAGCAGAAAAGAAGCTGCATTTTTATAGGCACCACTAATAAAACAGAATTTCTCACAGATAAAACAGGTAACAGACGTTTTTACCCAGTAGTGGTAGATTGCACAGGCTACTACTTACACGATCATAAGGATGAAATTATGGAAGATATTGAGCAATGCTGGGCAGAAGCATTAGCACTATATAAGCAAGGCAAATTAATGCCCTATGCAGACGTAAAGCTTGTAGATGAAATCAGGGAACGACAGGAAAGTGCTGTAGAAGATGATTTTAGAGTAGGTATGATTGAAAAATACTTAGAAAACAAAAACGAAGTATGCGTATTAGAAGTTTGGAGAAATGCACTTCTAAATGATTATACTACGCCAAGCAAAAAAGATAGCTGCGACATAGGTCTTATCCTTTCTAAAGTTAAAGGTTGGCAAAAAGGTAAAGGTACAAGAAGATTTATGGCTTATGGCTCACAGAAGTACTGGGAACGTATACCTAATGATGATAATGAAACATTACCGTTTTAGAGGTGTTATATGAGAAAAGAACGTGAAATGTTTGAAGAAGCGTACAAGTTGCTAGAAATAAACTACGATAACACTAATTTTGACAAGTTGGCAGCTGAAATCCCTACTCTTTGTAAAAAATACAAGGGTAGTGGATTGTGGCAAAACTTAGTGTTAGCAGTATTGGACCATTTAGAAGCAAAAGCTAAGTATGAAAGGAAGATGGAAAATGAGCGACAAAGTAAATCATCCTGAACATTATAACAAAGGAATCGAGTGTTGGGATTACATAGTTAGTCATAATATGGACTTTTTACAAGGTTCAGCTATCAAGTATTTAACTAGATTTAAGCATAAAAATGGAATTGAAGATTTAAAAAAGGCTAGAGCTTTTATAGATAAGTTGATTGAAGTTGAAGAGTATAAAGAGTAGCGAGGTGTAAGTATGCTTGAGAGATTAAAAAAGTGTATGACTATAAATGAAAAGTATTTTTGTGAGTTAGTTCTTTTAGGCAAGAATAAGACTATTGATGTTAAAGTGAATGAACTAGCTAGGCAAATAGGATTATCGCCAAACACTATACGTAATGCACTTAGTAAGTTAGAGATAGCCGGTTGCATAAAAATAGAGAAAAACTATAAATGTACTACGATAAAAATACTTAAGCAAGAATTGATTAAAAAGGTGGTACAAGATGGGAACTAAGTGGCGAGGGTATAAAAGACCAACATTAAAATTGGATTATGAAACAGGAGAGGTTATCGAAAGATACAACAGTGTAAGAGAAGCAGCTAAAGCAAATTTCGTTGATTATACAGGTTTAGTGCAAGCTATTAAAAAACGTAACGGTAAGTGTAGCATGTTGAAGCTTAGGTTTGCTTATGAGGATGAATTTGAGGCAGACAAATAAAATTAATCTTTTAAGAAGGTGAGAGAATGAAAAGCTTTAATTTTAAGTTTAGGTTAAATCAAGAACTTATTAATGATGTTGGTTATGACATAGAGTATGAAGCTAAAGAAGGAGAAAAAGAAACTGTCCAAGTATGGTTTCAAGCACCAGGCGAAGAAGAAATATATGTATTGTATGAAAAAGAAATGGTAGAGCAATGCGTAAATGATGGAAGCTGGGTAGTACTGTAATCTAAAATTGACTATTGTTGAGGTGGTGATTGTGGTGTTTGTTATGAAACCAGTTAAAGAAAGTTTACATGCAAGTCCGTATTCACGTAGTAAAAAATACCATGAAGAACATAGAGAAAAACGATTAAAACAAATGAAAGAGTATAGAGAAGCTCACAAAGAAGAAATTAGCTTAAAAAAGAAAAAATGGTGGAATGAACACTATGTTAAAAAAGGCAGATACGGTAACAAGCCTGTTAACATGAAAAAGGTTAGGCAATATGAACTTAGCACTAACGAGTTATTAGGTGAATATGAGAGCATAACAGAAGCAGCAGAAGATAACAGAATAAATAGATTAACTATAATCAAGGCAATAAAAGAAAAGCGTGGAGTTTGCATAAGGCTTGGATGGAAGTTTGAACTTATAGAAAATTATTAATGGGGGTAAGTAATGAATAACCTCGTAAAAATAGTTATTTATCAAGCAGAAGTAAAAAAAGACTTATCAGGGAAAAAGATAAAAAAAGTAAATGTTACATATAGGCTAGAGAATGGAGAGATTGTAACAAAGGAAGAATGGAAAAAACGAGTAAATCAAACAGTTAACAAGCTACATGAAGAACATATTCTCGAAGCGCTGATTAAGTTGTCAAGTGAAAAATATTCCTCGAAAAGCGAAGAAGATATTTTGGAACATGCAATGGATCTATACTCATATAGAATGTTTGAAAATAATCAATGGGTATTATTCGACAAGTTTAATAAAATGCTTGGAGATGTTCAAATTAGCCTATTTTAGTAATAACAAAATGAATTTTTGACAGGAGGGCAGGCATGAAAAAGCAATCGGGTAATCATTCATCTAAGTATGCACTTAATCCTGAACAGCTAGAAAAGGATTTAGAAGCGAAAGAAAATGATAGAAATACCTTTAAGGACCTGGTAAGGCATTTAGTCTTACTGGATCCTAGCAAGATGGATTTAAGATTTAAAGACCTGCTAGATGTAGCCAGGGAATTGAAACAAGAGTTTAATCTGTAAAAAAATAAGAATTTGAAAGGGTGGAACATGAAGATTATAGGAACTAGAGAAGAAATTAATTATATACATCATTTAATTTTAAATGATTATGACGTTGAATGTGAAGAATGTCCAGTTTTCGAACAATGTGGTGAAGGAAATCAAGATAGATGTGGAAATGTGATATGGAATTTTATAGATGTTGAAGAAGTTACAGAATAAAATCCAAAATTGGGAGGGGAAAAGTTATTATGTATGGAGTAAAATTCGAAGATTTATTTAATATTTTGGACAGAAGTTGTGGATGTGTATATGTATATAATGAGTATGACAATGCTTGTATATTTTCAACAAGTCATGCATCTGTATGTGGAACTTTAAAAAAAGATTTTGAGAACGTAAAAGATAAAGTAGTTGTACAAGTAACAAATTATAACGGTGATGAATGGAAAGTGTATGTTAGATAAATAAAATCAGAGTTTGATAAGGGGAGTGGTAATATGAAAAAATGGAAAATTGAATTTAGAGGTTTTTCATATGTAGAAGCAGAAACAGAAGATGAAGCCAAAGAAATGTTTGAAAATAGTGAAACTATATATGATGAGACAGAACAAGACAGTCCAGTAGAAGTTGATGAATTTATAATTGAATTTTAAATAAAATAAGTTTGTGGGGGATAAAAATGACAGAGTACATGGAATGCCCAAAATGTGGAGGAAAGGCATATTCAGAGCCAGTAGATGCCAGTCCTGCGTGGTATTATCCACCTTTTCATTGTGATTGTGGGTGGAGTGAATTATGTGAACACGCAGATAAAGAGGGGTGTAAAAATTGTACTGAATATGAATTCTGCTATAAGGAATTAAATAAAATATAAGTTTGGTGAGGTGAATATATGCTTTTATATTTAGATAAAACAGAAGAACTTTATGTTGAATCAGCATTAAAAGAAGCTCGTGAATTAGCTAAAAGAAGAACAAATCTTGCAGATGGGGCAAAAGAAGTTGAAAGAAGTAAAGAAGTAGAGAAAATTTATGAAAGGATATTAAAGAAGTTTGAACTTAATAAATAAAATCTGATTTTTAGGGAGGTATGAAGCATGAATGGATGGTTAGCATTAGTATTAATTACTCTTATTATCTGTGTAACTGTAACTATTAGTGATTACATGAGTTATAAAGAACGTAATGGAAATAAAATTAAGATTAATAAATAAGTACATAGGTGCTGACTTTGGTTAGCACCTTCTACATAGGGAGGGATTAGAATGAACGAAAAAGAGAAAGCAGCACAGAGAATAGGAATGTTTTTAGAAACGTTCTTTACAGGAATACTACTTAGCAATTGCACATTGGGGGTAAAAAAGAACTTTGACTTTGTAATTATCGACAACGAAACTAGATGCAGTAAAACAATCACGCAAGGTGAAATGCTTAATATGCTAGAAGAGTTTAAAACTAAAACATGGGATAAAACTTAAAACAAATTCGACTTTGGGAGCAGTACATAATTAGGACAAGCTAGTAACATATTGGGGAAGTTAAATATTACTAGTTAGGAGCGATAGTATGAGTAGAGTACTATACACAAAAGAAAGATGGGAAACAGTACTAGAGATAAATAAACATTTAATGCAACAGTATTTAAGAAATTGTAAAGCTGACAAAAAGGGAGAACGGACAATAAGAGAATATGGCTATGATCTACGCTTCTTCCTTTGTTGGAATTTACTGTTTAACGAAAATATGAGTGTTTTGGATTTTAAGAAAAAGCACTTTAATGAGTTTAAATTCTTCATGGTAGAGGAGAGAAATGCAAGCAACGCTAGAATTAATCGACTATTATCAGCAATTAGAACAATGATGTCATATGCAGAAGATGATGATGACGATTATGAGGACTATATAAGAAATCCGGCAGCTAAAATTAAAGGCTTAGAAAAGGAACCGGTTAAGGAAAACGCTTTTCTAAGCCAGAGACAAATTGATTTGCTAAGAGATTACTTAGCACAGCATAAGATGTTACAGCACCTATGCCTATTAGATATTTTATATGACACAGGGGCTAGAGTCAATGAAGTACTACAAGTAAAAGATACAGATACATTAGAAAAAGGCTATTTAAAGGTTATCTGCAAAGGTGGCAGAGCAGAATACATACTATTACATGAACATGCCAAAGAAAGCATAAAGCTACATCTAAGCGTAAAGCAACCAGGTGAAGCCTTTTGGCAAAGTAAGTATGGTCCAGTAACAAAAACATCAACACTTAGAGGTTGGGTAAATGATATGTGTAAGATACTTAAGTCATTAGATCCAGGAGCGCCACATTTTACACCACATAGTTTTAGACATACATTCTTAGAGAATACAACTAATGGCACTCATTATCTTTGCAAAATTATAGGTAGAAAATTTACTATGGAAGAAGCTCAACTATTAGCACATCATAAAAGTATAGATATGACAAAAAGCTACTTGAAGCCTAAAGATGATGAGCTTATATTTGGACTCTTTGGAATTAAAATCGCTTAGTCGGTGTGACCACACAAATTTGGTCACAATTTGGTCACAATTTGGTCACACGCTGAAACCCTTGATACTCATACCCTTATACTAACTATGTAACCATGTAACCAAATATTAGAGTATATATATAGTAGTGTTTTTTATTTTTTTTATTACGTTTTTTATAGTGTATTTTTTATTTTATATACTTCTATACAAACGTGGTTTCATGGTTACATGGTCACAAAAATAGTAAAAACATTGAGTATCAACGAGTTTAGCTGAAACCAAATTAAAACCAAAGTGTGACCAGTGAATAATACGTGCATTTTGGCACTTACATATAGATTGTTTTCATAAAAATGTAAAACAGGAATTTATTAATATTCAGGAGGCAACATGGATATTAGACATAAGCTTAATAGTTATAGACCGCTAATCAGAGAGATTAACTACTTAGAACGCAAGATTGAAGCAATGAGAGATAGGCAAACGTCAATTAGGAGTTCTAGTGATGTTAGTGAAGTACAAGCAAGTGGTGGCAATAGTGATAAGATAGGTAATAGTGTAGCTGCATTAAACGACCTAGAAGATATGTACTTGAGAAAGATTGAAAAAGCTAATGCAGAGCTAAGAGAAATTGAAACATTAATTGATACTCTTGAACCAGTAGAAAGATTATTGATGAGAGCAAGATATATTGATGGGGAATACTTTGAACATATTTGTGGCATAATTGGGTACAGTTACAGGCAGACAATGAGAATCCATAAATGTGCAATAAGAAAACTGCAACAACAATAAAAGATGGCACACCATGTCCCATATTGACATGCTACAATAGTATCATCAAATAGTGAATCAAAGAGGATGTTGGCATAACCGTACGTTGGTTAATCTGGGCTAACATCTTTTTTTATGCAAAAAGAAAAGGTGATACAATGCTAAAGTCTTGTAAGTATTGTGGCAAGATACATGATAGTAAGTATGATTGTGGCATGAAGCCTAGGTATCGTGGCAAGGTAAACAATAAGAAAGAACTATTCAGAAAGACTAAAGCCTGGACAGTGAGAAGTATAGAGATAAGGGATAGGGATCATAACTTATGCCAGGTGTGTAAGCGTAATATAAGAATGACTGATGATATGAGACAGTATGAGTATGACAACTTGAGTGTGCATCATATCTATTCGTTACAAGAAGACTTTGATAAGCGATTAGATGGACTTAATTTGATTACAGTTTGTTCTTATCATCATGAGTTATGCGAAAATGGAAGGATTGATAGAAGGACTCAGCTAAAAATAGCGAGTGAGCAAGAAGGTATCCCCCCTACCATTTAAGCGTATTTTTATTATATATCTGTAGACCGACATACGGGGTTTAAACATAATATATTTGTAAAATGAACTTTGAAAGGAGTGGTATAATGGCTAGGCCAACAAAGGCAGTAGTAACATTGGATAAATATGGGCAGACAAAACAAGAGTTGTCTAAAAGATTAGACAATGAAACAAAGCTAAAAGGTGGCAGTAAGAATATACTACCTCCTGGGCACTTAAATGCAAATCAGAAAAAGATTTTTAATTATATAGTTAAGAGCTTGGAGCAAGCGAATATTCTAGGGGACTTGGATGTATATATCCTAACCACTTGCTCAATAGCTATAGATAGACTTGAAAAAATAGAAGCTGCTATAAATGATGATTTTAATTTATTATATGATGCTAAGTTTATGGCATCAAAAGAAAAGTATACTAAGGACCTTTATAGGTGCTGTAATGAATTATCACTCTCACCGCAAGCTAGAGCGAAGATGGGAAATGCTATGATGCAAAATAATAGTTCTGGACCTAGCTTAAAGGAGATTTTAGGTGGTTAATCAATCTAAGGCTTATTTGTATGCTAAATGGTGTGTAAATGAGCAAGAAGGTAAAGTACCATGCTATGTTAAAAAGCAAGCTAAGGCATGGATAGAAATAGCAGATGGGAAGAATGATGAAGCTTATGTATGTGAGAAATCACTTGATAAGATTAATAAACTGCTTGAGATTATTGTTCATCCTGATCTAAGAATACCAATGGTTAATGGCTTAGAAGATTATGCGTGGCTGTTAATTGTAGCAACCCTATGTACTAAAAAACGTGTAGATGATACTAGATACTACACTACATCATTGCTAGAAATAGCACGTAAAAATTTTAAGACGTTCAATTCAGCACTACTATTCATCTTATTGATGCTAATAGATGTAGAGTTTGGGCGTTATTTTTCTGTAGCTCCTGATTTAAAACTATCCAGTGAGCTTAAAATAGCCATTAGAAAGATTATTAAGGCAAGCCCTTTATTAGCTGACGAGTCAGTCTTTAAGGTGCTTAGAAGTGAAATACGTTGCTTATTAACTGATAGTGACTATACACCGCTTGCATATAGTGAAGATAAGATGGATGGTAAGTTGGCAAATGCTTTCTTATGTGATGAAGCAGGTGCAATGGACAACTACCCTATAGAAGCTATGAGGTCTTCTCAGATTACTCTTAAGAATAAATTAGGTATTATTATCAGTACGCAATATCCAAATGATAACAACGCTATGATTGATGAAATTGATATATCTAAAAAGGTATTAGATGGGTTAATCGAAAATGAACGAAGATTTAGCTTGCTGTATGAGCCGGATAGTGAGCTGCTAAGTAATGACCAATGGCAAAGTAATGATTTAGTTATTTATCAATCTAATCCGGTAGCAGTTGCTCACGAGTACATATTTGATGAAATTAAGAAAATGCGTACAATGGCAGTACTTTATGAGAATAAACGTGAAAACTACTTATGTAAGCATAATAACATTAAATATAAAGGCTTAGGTGTAGAGGGCTATATTGATATTGCTAAAGTGCAAGAGTGCAAAATAGAGGAAGATTTAAACTTTTGGAAAGGCAAGCATGTTTATGTAGGACTTGACCTCTCCCAGACGGATGATAATACAGCAGTTGCTATGGTAACAGATGTGGAAGGTGTTGTATATGCTAAAGTTTGGGGTTTTATGCCACAGGACAAGATAGAGTATAAGAGCACAAGAGAAAAAGTTGATTATAAAAGATTGATTAAAGAGAGATGTTGCTTTAGTTGTGGAGAGGAAGTTATTGATTATAGCTTTGTAGAACGCTTTATTTTAAGTCTACAAGATGAATATGGTGTAACTATAGAACAGTTAGGGTATGACCGTTATAACGCTATAAGCTCAATACAGAAGCTAGAAAGTGAATGTATAACATGTGTTGAAATCAAACAACATTCAAGCGTACTTCACAGCCCTACTAAGCTATTAAAAGAGCTGATATTACAGAAAGAGTTCAGATATGACTCTAACAGGCTATTAGAAATTAACTTCCAAAATGCTAGATGTACAGAAGATACGAACTTAAATAAATACGTTAATAAGAAGAAATCAGAAGGCAAAGTTGATATGGTAGTCTCTTTGATTAATGCCATGTATTTATTAGAGCAAGAAAGACTGTATGGAAATGGTGGTTTTGTATGCCAAGTTATTTAGAAAGGGGGTGAGAATAGATGGGATGGTTTAGAAAAAAGCAAGAAATAAGAGAAGCAGAAGTTGTGATTGATGATCCAGTACTTAAAGCACTACTCACGACAGATAATATTGATAGAGAGAAAGCTTTAAATATACCTAGTTTATATGGCTGCATTGAAATGATTAGTAATACAGTGGCTAGTATACCTATAAAAATCTATAAAGAAAATGGTAAAGATACTGAAGAATTACAAGATTATAGATTGAAGTTGTTGAACGAAGAAACAGGAGACTTACTTAACTCGTACCAAGCTAAAAAGGCATTGATACGAGATTTTTTATTGGATGGAAACGGATATTTATATATCAATAAAAAAGGAAATATAGTGGAAAGTTTACACTACGTTGAAAGCCGATATGTAACAGCAACGAAAAATGTGGATCCTATTTTTAAAAGCTTAGATGTTAGAGTTTTAGGCGAACAGAAAAGAGAGTTTGACTTCGTTGCACTCACCAAAAATACAGTAGATGGCTTTACTGGTAGTGGTATATTGGCAGATAATCAGCAAATATTATCGGTAGCCTATAACTCTATCAAGTATGAAAACAATCTTGTAAGAACAGGTGGCAACAGGAAAGGCTTCTTAAAAGCTAAAAATAAGCTAACACAGGAAATTATAGAAAAGTTAAAGCAATCATGGAGAAACCTATATAGCAACAATACAGAAAATGTTGTTGTTTTAAATGATGGCTTAGAATTTCAGGAAGCATCAAATACATGTGTTGAAATGCAGTTGAATGAGAATAAAAAAACTAATTCAGAAGAAATTTGCAAGCTTTTAAATATGTCAGTAAAGGTCCTAAATGGCACAGCAAATGATGCAGAGCAAGCAGATTATATCAAAAATTGCATAATGCCTATTCTAAAAGCATTTGAAACAGCATTAAACAAGTCACTATTACTGGAAACAGAAAAAGATAGTGGCTATTATTTTGCCTTCGATTGTAAAGAACTTATTAAAGGTGACATTAAAAAACTATTTGAAGCCTATAAGGTTGCAGTTGATTCAAACATTATGCAAATTGATGAAGTCAGATACGAGCTAGATTTGAAACCTCTAGAATTTAACTATATCAAATTAGGTTTACAAGATGTATTGCTAGACCCAAAAACAGGTCAAGTATACACACCTAATATGAATGCAACAGCTAATTTGAACAGTACGTCACAAACGAAAGAGGGTGAAGAAGATGAAAGTAGAGATTAGAAGTGCTACAGAAGCAGTTATTGAAGGGTATGTGAATGCAGTAGAAAGGGAAAGTAGGCCTATTCCTTCTATCCAAGGTACATATACAGAAAAGGTTGCACAAGGTACATTTCAAAGGGCTTTAAATAGTGGTAAAGACGTAGAATTACGCTTTAACCATGAAAAAGTAATAGGAAGTATGAGCCAAGGGACTCTAGAACTTAGAGAGGATACTATTGGCTTATATGCAAAGGCTACAGTAACAGATTCAGAAGTTATCGAAAAAGCGAAGCGTAATGAATTAAGGGGGTGGTCATTTGGGTTTAGGGATAACAACCCTAAAATTGAGGACTCTAAGCGTATTTTGACAAACATTGAGCTTAGGGAAGTATCTATCCTCACTAAGACACCAGCATATATCGCAACCTCTATAGAAATGCGTGGTGAAGAAGAAGTCACACTTGAAACTAGAGGGGTTGAAGATGTAGCAGAAGTTACTGAAATTGGACAAGAAAAAGGACAAGTAGTAAATTACTCAAATTATGAAAAAGAAATCGAACTATTAAAAATTGGGAGGGGTTAAGTATGAAACTTAAAGCAATGATTGAAAAAAGAAACGCTAAATTAGAGGAAATGCAAGCTATTTTAACAGGTGCTCAAACAGAAACAAGAGCATTTACAGAAGAAGAAAACACAAAATATGCAGCACTAAAAGAAGAAATTAGAGCATTAGACGAAACAATGAAAGCTTTAGAAGAAGCAGAAGGCCTTGAAAAACGCAACTTACCTACTGAAAAAGCAAAAGAAACAGTAGAAGAAATGGAAACAAGATCATTTGAAGAATATATTCGTGGACAAGTTAGCGAAACAAGAGCAGGTGAGCAAAATGTGACAATGGGGAACAATGGAGCAGTTATTCCGGTTACTATTGCTAATCGTATTATCAAAGAAATTAAAGATATTTGCCCTATTCTAGCACGATCTACAATGTACAGTGTAAAAGGTACTCTTAAAATTCCAGTTTGGGGAAAAGCTGCATCTACTCACGATATTACGGTAGGGTACCAAGAAGAATTTACAGAGCTTACAGCAGACACAGGTAAATTTACAAGCGTTGATCTTGGCGGATATTTAGCAGGTGCTTTATCTCTTATCGGTAAATCAGTAATTAATAATGCTCAAGTTGACGTTGTAGGGTTTATTGTAAATGAAATGGCTGAAAAAATTGCATTATTCATTGAAGCTCAGTTGTTAAATGGTACAGGTACTAGCGCAGCACAAGGTATCACAGCAACTACTAATGTATTAACAACAGCAGCAGCAACAGCTATCACTTCTGATGAATTAGTTGATTTACAATCAAAAGTAAAACAAGCTTATCAACAAAATGCTTGTTGGATCATGAATAGCTCAACATTCGCAGCTATTAAAAAGCTCAAAGATGGCAATGAAAGATATTTATTACAAGATGATATCACAGGAGAGTTCCCTTACAGACTTTTAGGTAAACCAGTATTCTTATCTGATAACATGGCAGCTATTGGAGCAGGTGCAAAAACAGTAGTTTACGGTGATTTATCAGCTTTATCTGTAAACTTTAGAGAGAACATTGAAATTCAACTTTTACAAGAAAAATATGCTACTCAACATGCCGTAGGTGTATGTGCATGGTTTGAATTTGATTCTAAAGTAACAGACAATCAAAAAGTAGCTGTATTAGTACAAAAAACAGCTTAATAGAAAGGGCGGCTTAGATGAAAGTTAGAGCATTAATAGGATTTGCATGTATAGAAGCAACTCTAAGCCAAGGCCAAGAAACTAACCTGAGTGATGAGGTTGCAAAAGACCTCATCACTTGTGGTTATGTTGAAAGCTTAGAGGAAGTTAAAAAGACCACTAAGAAGAAGGTGGTGAAGAAAGATGAAAGTAAGTGATATTACAACGAGTGATTTAGCAGATTATCTTAAAATCGACCAAAGCGAAGCACCTAACTTACAAGTGTTTTTAGATAGTGCTAAGGCGTATATAAAAAGTTATACAGGTTTAGATGATGAAGCAGTTGACTCGCACCCTGATTTAGTGCCAGTTATATATGTGCTAGTAGTAGATGCCTATGATAATAGGGAATATACAGTAAAGAATGGTAATGTAAATAAGGTAGTGCAATCTACATTGAATATGTATAGCACTAACCTCTTATAGGGGGGTGTTTATGTATGCAATGTGGAGAAATGAAACATAAAATAGACATTTGTATTAAGAGTGTAAACAGTGGGCCATTTGGTGGAAATGGTTATGATGATGTACTTACTAGCATATGGGCAAAGAAAGAGGAATTGATTGGAACACAGCTTTATCAAGCTATGGGTGAAAGTGATAAGATCCCTTGTAATTTCATTATTAGACGTAATGATAGTGTAACAAATGATATGTATGTAAGGTGTGGCAATAAAATGTATGACATTAAAAGTGCTGTACCACTACCTAAAAATGATAGCTACACAATCTTATCTTGCTATGAAATAGAGGGATAAATATGGGATTTAAAATGCGTGTTATTGAGGATAGCATTAACTTACAAACATTGATAAAAGCTAGTGATGAAGCAGGTGACAGGATAATGAAGAAGTGTGCATCTGTAATAAGTGCTAGAGTTAAAGGTAACTTAAGTGCTATTAGGACAGCACAGACAAACCATCTACATATGGCAGACGATGTTGTCATTAAAATGGGTAAAGACAAGTACGGTTATAGATATGCTAAGGTGGGTGGTGGCAAAAATACAGGTACATTATGGCATATAGTCAATGATGGAACCTATATAAATAAAGCTACTCACTTCATGGATAGAGCCATATCAGATACCCAAAGTGAAGTACAAGCAGTTATAGATCAAGAATTAAGGAGGGCATTAAGTGATTAATAGAGTATTTAATATATTAAAGACTTTGAATATACCAGTTGAATATGATTTTAGACCTAGCTTTGGTAGCAATGGAATGGCTATAAGTTATCACTTGTTCAATGAAGGTGCCCTTCAATATGGTGATGGAGCGCCAACGACAGATGGCGGTGGCTTACAAATAGATTTATTCGTAAAGCATAATGTAGATCATTCAAATGTTAAGAATCAGATTAAGCAATTATTAATAAGTAATTCGTTCAAAGGTGTTGAAATAAACACATACGGAGAAGAAGTAGATGGGATAGGAAAGATTGACCACATTATTTTTAAAGCTAATTATAAAGAATAGGAGGAATTAAGACTTATGGGAATGGTAATTAACGTACAAAATACGCATATTGCAAAAGGTACTAAAACAACTACTAATGGTGTAAGTGCATATACATGGGATACACCACAGAAGGTGCAAGGACTTGAAAAAGTAACTATTACACCTATCACAGCAACAGGAGAGAAATACGGTGATGGTATTTTAAGAAAGAAAAAATCTAAGCGAACAGGTTATACGCTTGGAATTGATATTAACGAGATACCAGCAGAGCTTAAACGATATATTAATGGACTTACATATACAGAAGGTGTTGAAACAGATGATGGTGCTTGTAGTGGTGGTGCTTTTGCTATTGGTTTTGAACATGTAAAAGAAGATGATACAACAGAAAAAATTTGGTTTATTTGGTGCGAAGCAGAGCCTATTGAAGAAGAAAATGAACAAAGTACAGGTGATATTAATATTTCTTCTGATACAGTCAACATTACAGCTTACAAGCTATCTGAGTATGATGATAGAGCTTATGTTAAAATTTGGACTGGTGACGAAAAGGTAACAGATGAAATGGCGACTGATTTCTTCACAAAGGTTCAAACAGGAACAACTATCGAAGCAGCAACACAACCATAAAAAAGGCTCTTTATAGGGGCCTTTTTATATTGAAAGGAATGAGGTTAAATGAAAAAACATAAAGTAACACCTTTAGAAAGCATGCAGCTAGAGTTTTTAGATAGAACACTTATATTTACTTTTGATATGCAAGCTATTACAAAAATGCAGAATGAGTTTGGAGCACTTGAAGATGTAGCAAGGAAATATACGGAATTTGAGTTAGCCGCTATGATGCTATGGGCCGGTGTTAAGCATGAAGATTTTACACTTGATGAAGCAAAAGTGATCATTACATCAAGTGCTGAGGTTCTTAGTGATACTTTAACATTAACAATGGATAGTATTATGCATCTGGCAGGAGAAAAGAATGAAAAAAAATTGCTAGAGGAAATAGAAAGAGCAGTAAAGAAAGTGAAAGTATAGATATAGATTTTTTATTTTACGAATACTGCATTAGGTGTAATAGGCCAGAGTATGAATTTTGGACAAGTAGCCTTTCTAAAGTACTCTATGTAATAAATGAAAAAGCGAGTGAAGAAATTGAAGAAAGAAACTTTAATATAAGCTTATTTAGAGGGTTGGGTGCAAAGATACCTTTAATAAAACAACCAAAAAAGAAAGAAAAAGATGTTTATGTAGATAGCTTTGATGATATTTTGTAGAAAGGAGGTCAAGTATGGCAGGTTATATAGGCTATAAAAGAACGATTGTACTTGATTTTAACTATGACCAAGTTAAACAAGGGGTTCCAAAGGTTAATCAGCAAATGGCTTTACTAAATAGTGAGTTTAATAAAACTTCAGCACAGGTTCAAGCTACTGGTAACGCTTTTGATAAGCTCAACATTAATAATCAAAAGTTAGCTAATCAGTTTCAACTACAAAAAGATAAAGTAGCAACATTACAAAAAGAACTTGAAAAGCTAACAACAGCAGAAACAAAAAATCAGCGTGCAATAGCATCAAAAAATATAGAATTAAACAATGCACAAGCACAGTTGGCACGTTTACAAACAGCATATGCAAGTTCAAATAAAGAGGTTGAAAAATCTAAAACATTATTTGGGCAAGCGAAACTAGAGTTAGAAAACTTTAGACTTGGAGCAGAACGTGCTGGTGTTGATTTGGGAAAATTAAAAACTGATTTACTAGCAACAACAGCTGCTGTAGTGGCTTTTGTGGGTGGAACAACGAAAGCTTATATGAGTTATGAGCAAGAATTAGTACAAGCTAGGAACTTAATGGATGAAAATGTCATGAGCTATGAGCAATTGAATCAAGGTGTAAAAGAGCTTGCTAATTCATATGGGATTGCAGATGCAGCAATGGCAAAGGCGGCAGAGTCAGCATTATCTAGTAATGTTGCCACACAAGATTTATTTAGCTTTTTAAATGAAGCTTCAAGATTTAGTAAAGCAACTTTTACTGAGTTAAATACAGTAGTTGACTTATCTACATCTTTAATGAACTCTTACGGATATTCTATTGAGGAAATACCTGGTATCTATGATCAACTTATTAATACTCAAAAATTGGCAAAAGTTTCATGGGAAGACTACAATACGGAAATTGGTGGTTTAACAGCATTAGGCAGTCAAGTTGGTGTTAGTTTAGAAGAGATTAACGCAGCGTTAGTATTACAAACAGCAAAAGGTATTGACTCAGCCACAGCTTTAACTAACTTAAAAGGTATTATATCGGCACTAGCTAGTCCAAGTTCACAAGCAGCGACTAAGGCTGCTGAACTAGGGATTAAATTTAATGCAGCAGCAGTTGAAAGTAAAGGATTGGCCGGTGTAATGGATGATATTGTAAGGGCATGTGATGGTGATGCTGAAGCAATGGCTACTCTTTTTGGAAATGTAAGAGCATGGACAGGTGCTACAGTATTAGCAGCTAATGGTGGTAAAGATTTTAAAGATGTATTAGCTAGTTTAGATGAAAGTGCTGGTATGCTAGATAATTCATTACAAAACGTAGAAGAAACAACAAGCAATAAATGGCGTGAGTCCATAGAAAGACTAAAAAACTCAGCGGTGGACTTAGGTGAATCTATGGCCCCTATTATAGAAGTGATAGCAAAAATAGTTGATTTTATTGCAGCCATACCTGCGCCAGTTACATTAGCTGTAGTAGCTTTTGCAAGTATAACAAAAGTATTAACTCTTGTTTCTGGAGCAATGGCAGCATTAGGAGCAAGTGGTGGAATTGCAGCAGCAGGGCTTAGTGCTATAGGATTAGCAGGAGGTATTTCATTACCAATAATTCTAGCAATAGCTGGGGCTATCGCTTTAGTCGTTGCAATGGTGGCATTATTAAGTGGTAGTAATGCTGAAAGGGGAATATCTAATGCTACTGAAAGTTGTGAAAACGTTATGAAATCTGCAACTAAATCTGTAAATAGTGCTAAAAGCAAAAAAGGATATAAAAGTGGTACTAATTATGTTAAAGAGGATGGATGGTATGAAGTTAATGAAGGTAATGCAACAGAAACATTCTTGCAACGTGGTACAAGAGTAAAGGACGCATCTCGAACATCTAGAGATAGTAAAGGCACAGACATGAGTGAAATAAATAATCTTTTGAAAACGTTAATTTATGAGATTGGTGACGTTAAAAGTACAATAAGTAATTTGCCTGATAAGCAATTAAGATTATCTAGAATATAGAAAAGAGGTGAGTGAATAATATGTCTAGCAAGGTTGTAAAAATAGAACCTATACTTGCAGGCTGGGTAGATGCTGAAAAAAGTTATTTTAGTGGAGGATATCCATTAAAACTAGGTAGCTATCCACTAGATACTAGCATGAGTTTTATGGCGAATGGGTATGTAAAATTTGATAAAGACTACAGTGCTTCAGATTTAAAACTTGTCGTTGAAACAACATACGCAAGATATTCAGCACTTGGTCAAACGCTAGAAAGGTCTGAATTGTCTGTATATAATGTCCTTTCAGATTGGTCTACCGATATAAATTATAGCACGCAACCACAAAGTGTATATAAAACATATAGAACTATAGAAAATGGTAGTGTTACAAGTCGATTTAGTATGAATAGTGTTTCTAAGTATGGTCTTATGTTTGGTTGCGGAAATTTATACCAAATTATAAATGTTTCAGATGTGTATCTTGAATACACAGAATATACTCCTGACGTTACTAATTTTACTGTTACAGGAACAAGTCTAGACTCGCCTACAACAGTAGAATGGGAGCAGGCAGATACTACATCTTGGATATTGCAAGCAATCAAAAATGGGAATGTTATAGCTATAAGACAAGGCACAACGGAAACTAGTTGTACATTTAATGTAGGTGAATTACAAGAAGGCAGTATTACTTTCAAACTTGTTGCTACTAATAGTGTGTCTACAGAAGTTAAAAAAGAAATTACAATGAATGCACCTGTTGCTAGTGTAAGTGATTTTACTGTAAGTGGAACAAGTATAGATAACACTATTACTTGTACAGCTAAACAAGAAAATGTATATAATTGGTCAATACAAGCCATACAAAATGGAGTTGTAAAAGCTACAAAAATAGGTACTGGTAATATATCAGCTACTTTCAATGTTGGAAAATTTAATGTTGGTGGCAATACAATTTTTAAACTTACTTATTCTAATACATGGAATGGTGGAAGTACAGAACAAACAGTAAATTTAAGCTATACACAAGCAAGTATAAGCTTATTAGAGTTACCAAACTCAACTATTAATGTTGATGAAGCGTTCACTATTTCTTGGGTATCTAGTAATCAAACTAGCTTTAGTCTTGAAGTGGATGGAAATATTTATACAGGGACTACTCAAAAGAGTGTAACTATACCTAAAGGTACAATCGGAAAAGGATATAAGACAGTAAAATTAACAGTTACATTTTCTAATACTTATTACAGTAATACAGCAACATCTAGTCAAGGCTTTACTGCGTATGGAACTCCAAGTACACCAATATTAAATATTAAAAGTGTTTATAATACGGCCACACCAACACTGTCATGGCAAAGCAATGAACAAGTTACTTATAAAGTAACTATAAAAAGGCAATTAACAACTATAGAAGAAACTGAAGAAATAATAAGTACAAATAAGTATTATCTAGTGACAACAGCACTTGAAAACAGTGGTAATTACACAATATCAGTAAAAGTTAAAAATAAGTATGGTTTATGGTCAGCAGAATCAACAGGAGAATTTCAAGTAACATTTAATGTACCACCGCCACCGACTATACAGGCTATTTCAGATATCACAACAGGAAGTATCATTATAACTGTAATTACAGATATCACCAATAGTAGTGAATACAAAAATACTGAAATTTGGAAACGTGAATCTGGTGGAGTGTGGAAACGTATGGCTTATAAATTAAATGCTACTGATATATGGTCAGATTTCTATGTAGCAGGTAATACAAATTATGAGTATAAAGCTAGAAACATAGGACAAAGCGGTGGCATTAGTGAAAGTGAAATTATTATAGGAACAACAACAGTCACCGGTTTTAATTTCTATGATATACAAGATAATACTAACTTTTTAAGATTTACTACTGGTGAAAATCCTAAACCTAAAATTAATCAAAGTATTACTTCTAATTTATTTGCCGGATCAGATGCACCTACTAATTTTGGAGATGGTGTACTTTATTGGACTTGTACGCTAAGTTTTAAAACAGATAATCAAGAGGATATAGCAAGACTTGTACAACTTATGAAAGCCAAATTATTGCTTTATAAAGATAATAAAGGGCATAAGTGGTTTGGCAATATTACTAATAGTCCGGATTTTACTGAAGATGATGTAAATGATATTACAATTTTACTTGAATTTTCTCAAAGCCAATTCACTGAGGAAGATGTATATAGTGGTGATAATATTGAACTTATTTCTTGGAATGGTGGTTGGAAGTTTGTTGGAACTCATATTTACGGAGGTGAGTAATAGTGATAATAGAAAAATTTCATTATTATTTATTAGATCAGTGCGACCAGCCAAAGGCAACAGGAATAGGTGAGACAAATGAGCTTTTCAATGTGATTAGTGGCGAACTCAATTATACGTCATTAGGAAGGTTAAAAAGCTCTCTTACAATGAAGATTGTAGATAGTAAATACCTCAATATTGATTATCTTAATGATAGAATTAAGCTAGAAATCGAAATAGATGGAATTAAGTACAACAAGGGTATTTATTTAATTAGTACTACTGGAAGTGAAACAAGAAAAGGAGTAAAAACTCGAACATTGACTTGCTATTCTAAGTTAAAAATATTAGATAAAGCGAAAGTACTTACACCTTATTATTTACCTGCAGGAGCTAATATTTATACAGCTATCGTTAATTTATTAGATACAAATCCATATAATATAGTTCAAACTGATAAAACACTTAATACATCATATACAGCTCAGAGGGGTACTGCAAAACTTGATATCATAAATGAACTATTCGATATACTTAACTACAATTCTTTAACAGTAGATGATTCAGGTGTATTTACTAGTACACCTTATGTTTTACCTGAAAATCGTGAAACAGAAATTTATTACATAGAAGGCGACCCGAAACGTACAGACGATAGTAGCGTATGCAGATTAATAAGTCCTGATGTAGAAGAAGATTTAGATGCTTTTGATATACCTAATATTTTCATGAAGCATACAAACGATGTTAATATAGACCCACCTATTGTAGCAGTATATCCACTTCAAGCAGATTTAAATAACCCAGTTACTATTGATGGAAGAGACCCTAACCCAAGCATTGAAGAAGTTAGTGATGTTGCTGATTATGCTACTTTATATGCAAAATGTAAAAGAGATGCAGCAGACTCAAGAAGTATTTACAGCCATTTGCAAATAGAAACAGCTATAAACCCTAAACATGGCTATTTAAATTGCATAGAGGTAAAAATGGGAGAAATAGATAATAAGTACACAGAAACGAGCTGGTCTATGAATCTTGTAGCAGGCGCATTAATGAAACACACGTTGAGGAGGGTGGTTAATTTAGATGAATAATAAAGAAAACGGATTGTGGGCAAAAGTACTTACTGTTAACACTATAAACCAAACAATTACAGTACAATTCGATAGTGGAGACAGTACAGAAAAGCCTTATAAGTATCCGAAAACAGGATATACGCCACAAATAGGTGATAGAGCCTATTTTATTAATGATGTATGTATTGGAATCTATTAGAAGGGACGTGATAAAATGGTTTTTGAATTACCTTATAAAACACTTACGCCTATTTTGGGTAATGATGCTACATATGATGCTCACATTGAAACTACGCCAGACTTTATGAATGGTAAGTTTAAAGAATTACTAGAAAATGATAAGGCGACAGCAGAACAAATCAATGTTTTAAATAAAATAGAAGTAATTCCTATAACATATTTAAATGGGTTTAACAATATTTGGGGAGGAACTAGATGTGTTAGAGTCGGAAATGAAGTAAATGTATATTTAGAAATACTAAAGACTGGTGCAAGTGATTTAAGTTTACCTATAACGGTTTTTAAATATAAGCCAGTCACTGTAAAAAATATATTAGCTATTACCTATTTGGGTACATCAGATAATGCAAGTATAGTTTTGGATCTAGATGGTAGTGTTAAGATACATTCTTGGTCAACAGCTAATATAGGTGACTACACTATTGCTAGTTTTAAATATACTACGTTAGATGCATTTAGTTAGGAGGTGTTTTAAATGGAAGGATTATTGCAGCAAGCAAACATACCAGAAGCGTGGTGGCCATATTGTACTATTAAAGATGGCGTTATTTACACGCCAAACACAGAAGTGCTATATAAAAATGGTCTAGCTACAGAAGAACAATATAGATTTTGGCTTATCCAGCAAGAACAAATTGATATTTGTCCAGAGCCAACAGCAGAGGAACGTATCGTAAAGTTAGAAGAAGAAAAGGCTATTTTAGCAGAGAATGTATATGAATTAGCAAGTATTTTAGAATTTATGTTAGGAGGTACAGAAGATGGACAAAGCAGCACTACTACAGAAACTACAGCAGATTAAAGAAAGTACTAAGCAAATCATAGATAGGGGGAATAGCAATGATGGAGAAACTACTACAGATGCTACAACAGATAAAGAACAATCTTAGTAAACTATTTAAATAAAAATATAGGGCATGGAGAACAGCTTTAATAGGCTGTATTTTTTATGTCCTAATCTAAGGAAGGGGAAAGTGATGCAAAATGCTTATTGGGTTATCAGTTTAGGAATAGCAATGCTTGGTTTTATTTTTGGACAGATGCAAGGACAAAGAAAACGAGGGTATGAGGATGGTGTACTTAAGGCATCTCTAGACACGCTTTCTAACAAAGTTAATGAATTGTCTATTAAGATAGATGATATTAACATAGGTGAGTTGCGACAACGTGTAAAAGCTTTAGAAAAGTCGGTTTTTAAGGAGCGTGAGTAAATGGCCCTAAAATGGGTAAGCAAACCTAAAAAGAAAATAGAATACAGTAAAAGAGTAGTGGCTATAGTGCTTAGTTTTTGCATTATAGTCACTATTTTTGCAATGATTTTAATGTGGGTTACTAAGGATACTAGTCCACTTGCTTACCTTATTCCAAGTGTATTTGCAGAGACTGGTATTGTTATAAGTTTTTATTTAGATAAAGCTAAGAAGGAAAATATTAGTAAGGGGGCAAGGGAAAATGAAAGTGAATTGGAAACAGAAACTTAGTAGTAGAAAGTTTTGGGCAGCAGTAGTAGGGTTTGTTACACCTATTTTAATAGTCTTTAATGTACCTGATTTAACTATAGAGCAAGTTACAGCCATAATCACAAGTGGTGGTGCATTAATTGCTTATATGTTATCTGAGGGGTTTGTAGATGCTAAACGTGTGGAAGAAGGTGATAAAAATGCAGATACAACAAGCTCTATTAACGACTAACCCATATTCAAGGCCAGGAACCAAAATAGGTAAGATAACTAATATTGTTATTCATTGGGTAGGTAATGCAAGCTCTACAGCTATTGCAAATCGTAACTATTTTGAAAGCCTTAAAGATAAAAAGACATACGCTAGCAGTCATTATATTGTAGGGCTTCAAGGTGAGATTATTCAATGTGTGCCTGAAAATGAGGTTGCTTATCATGCTAACCAGGCTAATAGCTACTCAATAGGTATTGAAAATTGCCATCCTGACTGGAATGGAGAGTTTAACCAAATGACATACAATAGTCTTATTGAGTTGTGTGTAGATATTTGCAAAAGATATAATCTAGATCCAGAAGTAGCACTTATCAGACACTATGATGTAACTAAAAAGCAATGTCCTTTATATTATGTGCAGCATTTAGATGCGTGGAAGAAATTAAAGCTAGATGTAAAAGTTGCTATGAACCCATCCAAAGAAGATACTGAGCTGTATGAAGCGTGTCGCAAGATTATCTTATCAGGCATTAATCTTAATATTAATCAGTGGAAACGCTTAGACCTAATCAAATTAAACAATGTACAAGCTTTATTAACTAAGCTTGGTGGATTAGATAAACTTGTATCCTTACAAGTAATAGGTCAAAAAGAATTATGGCTTACAGGGAAATATAACGCAAATCATGTTAGATCACTTTTAATTAAATACAGCAAGACATTAGGGTAGGGCTTAGGCTCTACCTTTTATTTTTTTGCCTAAAAGACGGATTTGTTTAATATAAATAAAGTAATAGTAGAAATATTTAGAATAAAATAGTAAAATAAAAAGAACCTGTAAGATTTGCCGTCTATTAAACAGGTTCTTTGCTATAATATGTTATTGTACCTCTATTATAGCATAAAACACGTAATGGGGGTATATATATGCGAGAGATAGAAGTAGAAACATTTTTAGATTCTATGGAAATGGGAGTTAGTAGACCAGTATTAATATTAGGTGATGATCAAGACGAATATATATTAAAGAATCAAAAAGTTACTGATAATGGTAAAACAGTTATTTTTGATTGTATGTTTGTAAATGAATTATTGGCATATCAAATTGGTTGCTATCTTGATGTTCCAATGCCAGAAGCTGTAATTGCATTTGTTGATGAACTGCTAGTAGAGAATGATCCTAAAGTGAGGTTTGCATATAAGTTTGAAAAAGGTAAATATTTTGCTACAGAAAGATTAAAATATGTAGAAAATAACTTAGAATCAAATTACCTAGAACTAGCAAGTATGAGAAAACCATATAGAAAAAATACATGGAAAGCCTTTTTTGAAGGGATAGCAAATAAAAGTGACATATCTAAGATACTTGCATTTGATATTTTTATAGCAAATTTCGACAGGTATAGAAATCAAGGTAATATACTTGTTAATAGAGAAGAACCAAGAATGATGTATGCAATAGACCACGGGCATGCTTTTTGGGGTCCAGTGTGGAATATGGATAAAATAAATTGTTTGAATTTAGTAAATGCCACATCTATGTATATAAACCAATATTCTATGGAAATACTTAAATACATTCCTGGAGTAATGTTTAATGCACTTCAAGAATATGTGGATTTAACAGATATAAACAACAATCCATTTAATGAAATTGTACAAAAAATTACTTCTATAGATGAAAGTATGATAGAATTATGGATGAATAACATACCAAATGAATGGTATATTAACAAAGATTTGCAAATAGCCTATTACACAAATTTCTTGCTAAAACATAAGCATGTAGTAAAGGATGTTATACAAAATCTTGTTGTAAGAGAAGTGTTTGTAAACTATAAGGGAGGAGTTTTGAAATGGAACAATCAAAATCAAAAGTCTCATACAGTATAATAAGATACTCACCAGATGCTTTAAGGGGTGAGATTATTAATATTGGTTTGATTCTTTATAACCACTCAGATAATAGTACAATAAGCTTCTTGCTAGATGAAAAATCACCTAAATTAAAAGCAGTATTAGATAACTCGGTTGAATATGATATATACAAAACAGACAAGGAAAGCATAGAGTACTACCTAAAGAAGACAAAAGATGATATAAGTGGTGTAGTAGGGGAGGTATATATTGCATCATGTTATGATGAAAAGTTTATAGACATACTATATAAATATTTTGAAGGTAAAAGATTAAGATTGTCTCAGCCAGCAATAGCATACACAAAAAGTCCTAAGAAAATATTTGATACAATACTAGCTAGATATATTGGAGAGACAAATGTTCCCTTTGGAAAAACAAATGTTGCAACAGTTAAAAAATATATGAAACACATAATTGAATCTAATGAAAAATTAAAGAGTCGTATTATTACTGATAAAATAATTAAGCCTATAGATGATCTAGAAGATATTCAAATAAAAGTAGATTTTACATTTAAAAATGGTAGATGGAACTATATGCAAGCCATACCTAATGTTTCTCAACAAAGTAAAAATATTGAGTGGTTTTCTAAAATAGAATTAATGTTACAGAACGATGAAATTAAGAAATCACATATACACTTATTATATAAGAAGACTGATATTATCACTGATATTGCTACTTATAACTTATTGAAATATTTAAATAAGAAGTATGAAAATGTGGATATACTCGATATAGATAAAAAACATGATATTGATAATTTGTGTAAGTTTATTGAAAATGAAGCACAAATACTAGATGTGGTATAAAATAGTAGTTTGTAACATGATACAATAGTTGTTAGTATGGGATGGAGAGAAAATGAATGGAAAATAAAATAAATCCAGTAAAAGAGTATAATACATTATGTAATAATCAATCATTAACTGAGAGATTTAAATTGTGGGAGAATTATAGAGCAGCTAATGCAAAATGGATTGAAGAAACTTGTGGGAAAGTGCCACAAAATAGTTGCGTTGCAGTTTTAGGCGCAGGAAACTGTGATGATATTGACTTAGAAAAATTATCAAATATATACTCTGAAATATATTTATTTGATATTGATAGTAAAGCTTTGGACCGAGGAACGCAAAAATATAATATTAATCAAAACTGCAAGATTATAAAGGTAGGCGATATAAACTTTATAAATTTCGCACAAATAAATTTCTTTGAAGATATGATGGATATAGTAGGAAGCACTGACACATCTGATAGTACAAAATTTAAGCGTCTTAAGAAGTACTTTATCAAAAAAGGAAGTGAAATAAAACCTTGCTCAGATATGAGTGTATATTATAAAAAATTTGACACAGTTATTTCTTCAGCTGTCTATACTCAGATTGGAAGAGTAGTATTATCTTCATGTAAGTTGGATTCATATATTAAGAATGAAAAAATATTAAAAGATTTGATAAAAGAGTATATGTATATAGAAAACAAGATTTATGATGCATATAACAATTTACTCCTTGATTTGGTGAAAGATGGTGGAAACGTTATATTGTTCACTGACTATGCTGAGTTTACAAGGGATAATCCTAACTCTACTACTGGGTTAGCCAATGTACACAAAGCTATGTGTAGTGGAGATTATTCCAAGGTAGAGGAAAGCTGTTTTGGATTTAAAATAGGAAATGCTACACAGGGAATATCTAATTTATTAAATAAAGTTAATGGTTATGTCAATATACCAACTACTTTAAGGATAACCCATTTTCCATGGGGATTTTCTACAGATAAAGTTTACATTGTTAAATATATATACATAAAGAAAGTTTTTTAGTAAGAAGATACTGTTAACATTACAGTTTATGTGACTCATATATGAATAAAAACATAGTTTTAGGCTGGAGCAATCCAGTCTATTTTGCTATTTAAAATTAACATTTGAATAAGATTAAAAATTATGTGACCATGCTCTAGATAAGGAGCGTGGTCTTTTAATATGCGTATATTTAGGCTTATAAAGATAAAGTGGGAAATTAAACATAGAAATATGACTCAGAAAAATATAGATAAGTTAATTGTTAGGTTGAATAAATTATTAGAATAGTCTAAAATATAAGACAAAAGATAAAAAGGTGGGGATATTGTGGAAGCTGTTATTTTATTACTATTACTTATTGGAATAGCAATATTTTTAATTTGTGCATTAGTTAAAGGGGCTAAGACAGTTAGTAACCCAAATAATTCAGAACGCTTAATCATATGTAAACATGAGGTGGGGTTGCCGATACCTGCAAAATCATTATGCAAAATTACATTTAAAGATTGTGATATTACAATTACAAGTGGTAATCATAAATTCAACCTAAGCCACGATAAAATTACAGATATTTCTTCTACTACAGACAAAGAAATACAGGAGCATTATGTTAGTAGTGTAGGTGGAGCAGTAGGTGGAGCTATATTATTTGGGCCATTAGGAGCAATAGTTGGTGGTAGATCAAAGAAGAAGAAATCAAGCAAACTTATTAATTACTTTACTATTTCGTATAAAGATGAAGATGAGCTAAAATATATTAGTTTTGAATATACTCCATCTTTTAATTCTATAAGTGTTATCAAGGAATTTAATAAAACTAAAGGTAGTGAGGTAGTTAACTTATAAAGTATTTTACTCGATAAAATAAACCGGACAAATTATGTCCGGTCTTTTTTTATTGTGCAAATATCAGTTAGTTGACAATCAAAGTGTAAGCAGATTCGTTCTAGTATCTCTAAACTAACATATTCATTTTTATTAATTTTAGCTATTACAGTGGGATGAATATGTAGTTCATCTTTTAGGAATTTAAACTTTAGTCCATTTTTAGCTAGTAATATTCTTAAACCAGTATAATCAACCATGCTTAACCTCCCTATATAGAATTATATTAAAAGTTCTTAAAAAAGCAAAAATAATTCGCATATACGAATTAAAAGTTACATATAGATGAATTATATAAATCTTATATAAGTTTTCTAAAAAACTTTTTAAGGTTATATAAATCTTATATAAGGGTGATGTCATGGAAGTAATAGCAGTTAATAGTGGTAATTACTCTACCAAAGCAAAGAGTAAATCTCGAGAGATAGTCTTTAGGACAAAAATACAAAAGAATATAGATGCTACAAAGTATATATTTGCTAATGGTGTTAAGTATGAGGTAGGAGAAGGAGAAATAGATATAGACAATTTAAAGCATAATAGTATAGCTCATACGCTTTGCACTTTATATGCACTATCAATCTTGCATACTGAATATGATATATGCCTCGTAACTTGCCTACCAATTAACCAATTTAAAAATAAAAGCATTAGAGAGAAGTATGGGGAATCATTAAAAGGCAACTATGAAGTAGAAACGGAAAAAGGAAAAGACAGATTTAATATTAAAGAAGTAATAGTCTATATGGAAGGTGCAGCGGGTATATTGACTCATAGTGAAACATTTAAGAATAACATTGTAAGCGTTATCGATATAGGGGGCTATAACATAAATGCTTTGCAATTTGATAAATTACATCTAGTAACAGGAAGTGAAGATGATTTTGATTTGGGAGTATACAGTATAAATGCAAAGATAGCGCATGATCTAAATAAAACTTTTAATTATCACTTAAAAGAATATGAATTAAATCACATTCTAAAGCATCCAACAGAAGAGCAAAATGAAATAATCACAAAGCATTACGTAAGCTTCATAAATCGTCTTAGGAATGAATTAAAGCAGAGAGGTTATAACTTATCACTAAATCAATTTCTTTTTACTGGTGGTGGTTCCATAGACGTAGAAATACAACTAAAAAGCGAATTTACTAATTGTTATATAGGTAGTGTGTTTGATACAGCTAGAGGATTGTATGAGGTAGGGGTGAGAAAATGCAATTCTGTATAAGTATTACGGATCCAGTAGCTTTGGAGAAATGGTTAGATATACCAAAACAAAAAAGAAGTAGGTACGTGGAAGATATGCTTTTAAGAGAAGGGGCACAAAAAAGCAACATAGAGGAGTTAAAGTCTATGTTGCAGGAAATAGTAAGGAATTCATCTACTAATACGTTTAATGTAAATTTAGATAGTTCTGTAATAGATGAAATACTAAATTTGTAATCCAATATAGATAATAGACAAAAAAATAAGCCTAAATAGGCTTTGATTGATGGGTATACTTACCCACGTTGCAGGTGTGTGCTTGCTCCGGTTCAGTGGCTTCCTCGCTCACTACACTCCTAGCGTATGATTTTGATTTTTTAAATATGCGTGTTTTGCTTGTACAATGCGATATTTTATAAAAAAGTATAAGCAGCATAAAGAACAGCATAACAAAAAACGTAACCACAAGTAAAAGTAAACATTATATCAGCTCCTAGTTTTAATTTTATTTTAGTATTACCTAAAGGGGGATTTATTATGCAGATATGTTACATTCCACCAAAAGAAAAATATTCAAGAAATAATTTTTTAAAGTCACAAATGAAAAGAGAGTTGGCTAAGTTTAAAGATGAAAAGGTTCAACTAAGAATAGCAGCTTGCATGATCACGATTGCAGTATCACAAGTTAATCTCTATGCAAAAGACTTAAACTTGGAAAAATGGAAAGGCAATTTAGATAAAAAAGGTACTCAGATTTTAGACATTATACAGACAGTTGGTTATTGGATTGCAATTATAGCAGCAGCAGTTGATATTATTAAAAATTTCAAGAAACAAGACATAGCAGGGCTGTTTGCAGTAGCTTTTAAGTATGCAGCATTATTTGGTTTGTTAAATGGCTTACCTTGGTTTTTCGAGTTGGTTGGCGATTTATTTAATATGGAATAGGGGGTTACTTATGCAAATATCTTATATACCACCAGTTACAACTTCATCTAATAATTTTTTGCAGAGCACAATCGAAAAAGCAATAAATAATGCGATAGTTAATCCTTTTAAATTATGGGTTTATGAAATTACATCAAAAACAATGATGCTTGCAGAATGGGGGTTAATATTTGGATGTGCAGTAGGTGTTATATTATGGATTTGTGGTGTTGAGAAGGGAAAGAAAACAACTATTGTATGTGCATTAATATTTGTAGGATTGCAAATTGTAAAGGTGGTGTTCATGTGA